ATGATAGTAGGTATGATGGATGCCTATTCCATCTATCATACTATCACTAACCGCCTGTTTAAGATTCTTCTTCACATGACTTATTTTCAATAACATAATAAGATAAACCCATTGCCACCCGGGTCTCGACATCATTCACACTCGGGTGTCAAGACCGTTCACATCCGGGTGTAAAAAGCCTGTAAACGGGAATCTTCGGCACTTTTTCTG